AGAAAAACGATTGGAGGGATAGGCCTTGCAGAACGGCCTGATATCAGAGGCAGCGCTGAGCGATTATCTGGGAGTTGACGATGAATCATATGAGACTGTTAGTCTGCTCAGAGATGCGGCAATGGATGATCTTCGGCGCAGTACAGGAATCACAGAGCAACAGATCACGAATTTTGGCCTCGTAAACGAATATGTCATGTGCAGCGTCTATCTCTCCTTTTATGCAACCAGGGACGGAAGCCAGAATACGCAGTATGTGGAGAGCAGACGTAATCAAATCCTAAAAAAACTACAGTATGCGCCGGAAACGACTAGCCAGAGACGGAGGAGATCGAAATGATGCTTAGCGAGCGGGCAAATATCCTTACACTCCGGGAAATTGGGGGCGGAGTGCAATTTTCCTGGGTTCCCCAAGCATGCATCTGGTGCAAATCGGAACTAAAAACGCAGGGAAACATTTTTTCGAAAATCGGGATCAGTGCGCGAACAATTGTGTTTACTATGTACCGACGCAATATTACACCGAAAAATGCGCTACGTTGGAAGGGCCAATTTTGCTTTATTACCGACGTTGTCTCGGACGGAATCTATTTGATCGTGACCGCCGCTCTGGTGCAGCCGACCAGATGCATTGCCAAACGGATCGTTAGCAACACAGGAGATAATAACCTTGTCACGGAGGAAGAGCAATCGGTCGTCGGCTTTCCCGGGGTACTGACAGAAAAGTATTTGAATTACAGTAAAGATGAGCCACATGATGTCAACGAGATTACCTTCGTGCTCGTTACGCCGAAACAAGTCCAGCTAAAATCGGGGGATATCATGATAACGGAAGAATGCAGTTATAGCGTTATTGCCTGCCATACGCTGGACGGGTATAAAAACGAGTACGAAATCCAACGAAGGAAGGATATCTGACATGCCAGAAATCCAACAGAACGGCCTAGATTCATTAGATCGATCCTTTCAGGAATTATTGAAAAAAACGCCAGAAAAGCGGAAGGAGTTACATGAACGCATTGCGGACCGCCTGAAAGAGACGATAGACGCAAAGATAGTAGAACGCTTGGATGATTCGGATGGAAAGGTACAAGGATGGCAAGAGAAAGCGGTAGGCAGTGGAGGGGGATACACTGCTATCCGTCCGAAAAAGGGCGAAACTGGAGATAACAGCCCGGGAGCAATCACAAACTATCTGGAGGGAGGGCACCGAATCAGCCCTCCAAGAGGGGGAAAAGATTATCATCCCCGCATCAACGTTCCATATGTAAAAGGTTACTTTTTCTATGAAGCAGCAGGTGTTGAAGCTGAGCGGATCGCACTCGAAGAAGCCGAGCGATTTGCCGACGAACTGGCTGATATGCTGGAAAGGAGCCCATGATGCTGGGGCAATTGCAAATTGTAAAAGGGATTAATGCAGCCATTTACAGAGCTGGCATCGATGGTGCTGCGTATATCCAGCGCTGTCCGGCAAATTTTGCAAGGCCATGCTATTACATCAGTGCCGTAAAGGAGGATGTGCGCTCGGATAACAAAAGGCTAGTGCATGTCACCTCTTATTTCACGATTACCTACTTCCCTCAACTGGTAAAACACCAGGAGTATTGTACGGCAGAAGCGCTACTCGTAGCACAAAACGCAGTTATGTCCGTTTTTCGGCCCGGATATTTGCAGATAGAGAATCGCGCAATCACTGTGCAATCTTCATCAGGTGGAATTGCAGAAGATCGTGTCTACATCGAGCTTCAGGCCGAATATTACGATGACCGCACAGAATTATCAGCGATAGCAGAAGAGCCAGTCGCAGACAACATAACGATTAATTTTGAATGAAAGGATGAGCAAATCAATGGGAATGCCAAGTATTGATGTTGTATTTACGGAAAAAGCAAACACATCGATCCGGATGGCGGAGCGTGGGATTATGGCGATTGCCGTCAAGGATGCATCCCAAGTAGAAAACGGGCAGGCGTATATGCTGCTCAGCGCCGCTGATATTCCGGAAACGCTGAGTGATGAAAATAAATCGTATATAGAACGTGGATTTATTGGTTACGTGAATCCGCCGCGTAAGATTTATCTTTATGTACTGCCGGAAGCAGTTGAGAATCTGAACGAAGCGCTGGCGTATTTTGAGACGGTCCGATTCGATTATCTGGTTGGGCCGCCCGATCTGGAGGAAACCGAAGCGGAGGAGGTTGAGAAATGGATCAAGGCACAATGGGGAAACGATAGCACACCCCGTGCTGTTTTGCCACACAAAGCTTCCGACTTTGCGCCTATCGTCAACTTTACGACGGACGAGATCAAAGCGGGTGACGATACATACACAGCGGCACAGTATTGCAGCCGCATGGCCGGGATGATCTGTGGAACGCCGCTTACCATTTCCTGCACGAGTGCGCCGCTACCCGAGGTCGAAGATGTTAAGCGAATGACAAGATCAGAGATGGATACCGCTGTGGATAACGGGGAATTCATCATCTGGCACGATGGAGAAAAGGTCAAAATCGGGCGCGGTGTCACCAGCCTCAAAACTGTGACGGAAAGGCAAGGCGTGTCATACAAAAAGATCAAAATTATAGATACAATTAGCCAGATAAAAACCGATCTGAAACTCACGCTTCAAGATACCTATCAGGGCAAGTATCCTAACAGCTATGATAACAAATGCCTCCTCATCACGGCACTCCAGAATTATTTCTCTGTTATGGAGCAGGAAGGCATCCTACAAGCCGGTTTCTCTACGGTGGAAATTGATATCGATAAGCAGCGTGCCTACCTTCGTGAGAATGGCGTTGACGTTGAAAGCATGAGCGAAGATGAAATCAAAAAGGCCGCAACAGGGTCACACGTCTTTTTGAAAGCATCTATCCATATTCTCGACGCAATTGAGGATATTGCAATCGAAATTACGATTTAAGGAGGGTAATGATTATGGCAAAGGGCATGGACAGCGATAAGCGGGTGATCAATGGTTCTCATGGAACTGTATGGTTATCTGGTGAAGAGGTAGGAGAAGCATATGGGCTCAAAGCTTCATCAAAATTCTCAAAAGAGCAGATTAAACGCGCTGGCGTGATGACAGTGGGGCATAAAACAACGAGCATCGAAAACACAGGGTCGCTCATGATGCACAAGACGAATTCGCGCATGGCATCCCTGATTTCTGAAAAAATCAAAAAAGGCGAGGATCCGCGTTTTACAATCGTAACGCTACTGGATGATCCAGACGCTTATGGTGCGGAGCGCGTTGCTCTATATGACGTATCCTTCGACGATGTGACGCTTGCTGACTGGGAGGCTGGAGCTGTCGGAAAAGTGGAATCGGCATTTACGTTTGGAGACTATAAGTTCTTGGATAAAATCTCAGTGAGGTGAGTGAAATGGATCAAACAATGGAACTACTGCTTGGAATGGGCGCACGCAAGCAGGCGGAAAAAGAAATCAAACTGCTTAGTCTCAGTGAGGAACTAGGAAAAGATGTGGTTTTCAAAATCCGTTCCTTGCCATACAACACGGTGGCGCGGCTGCGAGAAAAAGAAGATCAGAGCGATTTTTCTCTGCATGTTGTTCTTGAAGGCGTTGTGTCTCCGAACCTGCGCAGCGAAGAACTGATGCGAGCACATGACGCTCCAACACCAATCGAACTAATCAAAAGTATCCTTCGCCCGGGGGAAATCGAGGATATTTCTATTCAGATCGAAAAGCTTTCCGGATATCGAACCGATACAGTCAGGATAGTGGATGATATTAAAAAAAAGTAGAAACGGACAGAGAGATGCAACTTAGCTTCTGTCTTTTTCGGGATCACAATCTCCTTCCGTGGGACTTTTACCGTCTCCCGGAAGGATGGCGAATTGTTATCAGAGCGTTTTATGAAAAAGAACGCGGCGTGTAAAGGGTGAGAGCATGGGACGAGATATCAGCATCGCGGTGAGCGTCAAGGACAAGTATTCAGATGCAGTGACTAAGATGCAGTCAGCAAGCAAATCATTCACGAAGGATCTCGACGGAATGTATAAAAAGCTAGATACGCTGGATAAAGCACAATCTAGGCTAAAATCGGACACAGACAGCCTTAAAAAAGCCATGCAGGACGCGCAAAAGGAGTTCAAAAGAACAGGCGAAGAATCAAAGAGAATGGCGGCACAGGTTGCTAGCGATAAGTACGAAAATGCCAGACGAAATTTAAAGCTTGTTTCTGATGAAGCTAGATCAACCGCCAAAGAAATTAAATCCATGTCAGATGCCATCAGTAAGGCGGATAACCGCGCCGGAAGTTTAAAAAAAGTCATCGGTTCCAAAGGCTCGGAAGATACTGGAAAAAGTATCTTATCTTCTCTTGCAGGAGCGGGCATTGCCCAAATGATCGGAAACTCCTTGTCAGAGGGAGCGACAAGCGTTATTTCATCCGCGTTCGGAGACAGAGCCGGAACTATGTTCGGAACCACACTATCAAGCATCGCGCAGGGAGCGGCTATGGGAAGCGTTGCAGGAGCGAAAGGTGCAGCAGTTGGTGCAGCCGCAGGCGCAGTTTCCGGCATTATTTCTAGCGCAACTTACGACTTCTCCGACAAAAACGAAGCGTATAAAAGCGCGGTGCAGGAAGCATATACAACCGTCACGACCCAGCAGGCACAGGATCTAGAAAATGGAATTAAACTGGCTGGAAGTCGTGAGAAAACGCAGATGGCCTTCTCCACCATGATGAAAGATGATGGAAAGGCAAAAGCGTATCTGTCAGAGGTGAAAAAAATGGCGGATTATACGCCGTTCCTTTTTGACGATCTGACGGCAATGTCAAAAACGCTGCTTACCTACGGTTACAATGAAAAAGAAATGATTCCGCAGCTTACGAAAGTCGGGGACGCGGGCGCGGCGCTTGGCATGAATACCGAAGATATGAAGATGGTGGCAACAGCGATCGGGCGTATGAAATCTTCTGGGAAAACCACACTGGAGTATATCAACATCCTTCAGGAGCGCGGTGTTGATGCAATAGGCTACTTAGCACAAGCTGGGGGCATCAGCAAAGGAGAAGTGTACGAAAAAATCTCAAAAGGATTAATCCCTGGCGCGGAAGCTGCAAAAGCAATCTCCGACTATATGGGAAAAGCTTACGAAGGTGCGATGCAACTGCAAAGCACGTCGTTTGAGGGTATGCAAAGCACATTGCAGGGTCTGACTGAGAACTTGAACGCCGCAATGGGCGAAGGATACAATGAAGAGCGCAAGAAAGGTATGCAGGAGCAGATTGATTACCTCGGAGGTGAAATGGCGAAGGAACAGCAGGAAGCTTATAAATCAATCGGCCAATGGAAGGCGAGCCTTGAAAATGAGCGCGAGAAAGCGATGCGCGATGCCGTGCAAAGCGCGATGCAATCCGATGCATATCAAAAGGCCAAAGCGACGAAAAATGGCGCAGAAATGGGGCGCATTATGGCTGAAGCACAGATCGAAGGCGAAAACGCTTTTAAGGATACAGAAGGGTATAAAACAATGGTACAGGCCGAAAAAGGACTTGTAGGTAGTATCCAGAATTCTATGAAGCAGGATAAAACCTACTGGAACTATGGTTACGAGATGGGGCAAGAATTCAGCCGCGGATATTTGTCTGCCAGAGGGGCAAGCTACACCTCCTACGTTACGCCGGAGCATAGCAAACTGGGAGATCCCACTGAAGTGCTGGACAACGCTTTGAATCGACCGACCCTCCGAAGCCCTTTCCAAAAGCCTTTTAATTCCAAGTCAATTGGAATACTGCGTGTCCCATATGATGGGTACCCAGCCCTCCTGCACGAGGGAGAAGAGGTGCGTACTGCGAGCGCCTCCCGTGCAGGAGATGATAGTCAGGGGTACATCATCAATATCAATAATCCTGTGGTACGGGAGGAACAGGACTTTTACAGGCTAACGCAGCAGATAGTAGGAGCGATCCGCCAACAGGCGGCGATCCAGGCGGGGTGATAAAGTGGAGCGCAAGGTTATTTTTAAAAATGAGACAAAAACTGAAGAGATTACTTTACCGATCACGCCGGAATCTTACCAGATGCAGCGCGGAATGAAAATTGAGACAGTAAATATCCACGCCTTGGGCGATGTCAGCCTTGCGGGATATACCGCCCTTGCATCTATCACAGTCGAGGCTGTTCTCCCGAGCCGAAAACGCTCGGAAATGGTTCCAGGAGCACGCACGAATCCGCAATATTATATTGATAAATTTTGGGAATGCACAACAAACCGCCACAAGCTACGTTACATCATCTCAGGAACAAAGTCGAACCTCCCTGTCTATTTAGAAAATCTGGAATACAGAGAAGATGACGGTACGAACGATATCAAAGTAACCCTGACTTTACGCGAGCGCAAGGAACTTAAAAAGCTACGCACGACAACCGTTAAAAAGAATAAACCTAGGGCGGCACCCGCTAAAAAATTGACGGTGCGCAGCTATAAGGTGGTGCGTGGTGATACCTTGTGGGGGATCTGCAATAGATTTTACAAGGAACCAACTCTTTGCTATAAACTTGCAAAATATAACGGCATAAAAAACGCAAATCTCATCTACGCTGGACAGGTCATCAAGATCCCGGAGGCATCAAAGCTATGAAGATCACAATTACGGGTGGCGGGAAGGCGACGGACGTCACGCAATATGTCACTACGGTGACCTGGGGCGGAGACTATCAATCGTGTGCCCGAACACTAAGTTTCGGAATCCTCTCCTCCCCCACGGATCGCACAATTGAAAAGGTGCGCTGCGATCTGATGGATGCCGTCGCGTTTGACCATAATGGAAGGATTTTTGATGGCTATATCTTTCGGAGAGAGAAAAGCACGAATGAAAGCGAAATCACCATCACTTGTTTTGATAAGGGCTTCTATCTTAGAAAGATTACCGCGTCGTATAAATTTACGCGAACAACGCCTGAGACGATCACGCGCCGCGTCTGCGCAGACTATGGGATTCAGGTTGGTAGTATCGCACGAACGGGCTTTACTTTATCGCGCAACTTCTTGGGGAAAAATTTATACGATATTATCCAAAGCGCCTATACGCTTGCCAGCAAATCAACTGGGAGAAAATATCAGATCCGATTTGAAGGCGGAAAACTTTCGGTACAAGAAAAAGGCGTTAACAGTAGCACGATTATCATCGAAGGCGGCGTAAATCTTATGGATTCCGCAATTTCGGAATCTGCGGAAAATGTTGTAACGCGCGTAAAAATCTACAGTAAGGATGATAAATTTGTCCGCAATGTGGACAATGCACAGGCTATGAAGCTTTACGGATTGATGCAGGAATACGTTAAGCAATCAGAGGATGACAACGGACAGGCCCGCGCCAAGGAGATATTGAATGCTGGGACGTTAGAACAGAAGATAACGGTCAACGGAATCGGGGACACTCGTTGCACCACAGGAAATGCGGTTGTCGTTCAAGAACCATATACCGGAATCTATGGCCTATTTTACATTGATTCTGACACGCACACTTGGAAAAATGGGCAGTATTATATCAAACTTGTTCTAAATTTCAAAAATCTCATGGATGAAAAAGATGCGGGTGCCATTGAAAAGGCCAGTAAAAGCAAGGCAGGAAGTTCGAGCAACAAAAAATCAGAAGGCAGTGGAAGCTCATGGAGCTATGTCAATAAGCCTACATAAAAGGAGGAAGCGTTTATGCAGGATAACCCGTTTGCATCCATGCTTGAACTCATAAGGAACACTGTACAGGAGCAAAACACACCAGCCTTTCGCCTCGGCGAAGTTATCAGCGCTTCACCATTAAAAATCAATGTGATGGGTACGCCACAGGATCGAGATTCAATAGAAAAAAACGAGAGTATTAATGCCTTTTCAGTAGGCGAACGTGTCCTCCTTGCCTGCCTCGACGGAGATCAACGCTTTGTCGTGATTTGTAAGGTGGTGAGCGTGTAATGGATATATTTCCAATGGTGCAGCCGAATACGGAGGAAGCAGAGACAGATCCAGAATACCCGCTATATCGGGATGTCAAATGGGATTTGCGCGAAAATAAGCCGATCTTTAAAAACGGCGCGCCTGTTATCGTAGAGGGCCAGGAGGCAGTTCTCGGTTGGGTACTGCGTGCACTCTGCACGGAGAGGGACCGATATGAAATCTACTCAGAGGAATACGGCTGCGAAATCGAAATACTAATCGGCCAGCCTTATACCAAAGAACTGAAAGAGGCAGAGGCGGCACGGTATCTTGAAGAATGCCTGCTTTGTAATCCGTATATTACGGGAGTGACGGATGTCGCGGCATCGTTCGAGGATGGCAGAATGGAGCTCTCATGCAGGATCTCAACGATTTATGGGAATGGTGAGGTGAGTATCAATGTATGAAGATTTGACGCCGGATGATATCCGAGAAGAAATCCTTACGAAGATACCGAATCTTGATACGAGGGAAGGTAGCTTTGTGAGCGATTTGACAGCCCCGGTCTCTAACGCGATCTATAACCTCTACATGGCGATGAATGCCCTAATTCCCATCGCATTTGTGGATGAGACAAGTGGCGAATTTATTGATAAAAGGGCTAGAGAATATGGCGTTATTAGAAAAGAAGGCGTAAAGGCTCGCGTGGTCTTACAATTCACCGGAGAGGATGGCGCAGTTGTGCCTATTGGCAGTGTTTTCACAACAAAAACTGGACTTGAATTTGTAACAATAGAAAACGTGAAAATTATGGATGGCGCAGCGAGGGCACAGGCAGAGGCTACCGAACCGGGGAGCCAATATAACGTAGACGCCGGTAGTATTACAGAGCAGTATCAAGTGATTGTGGGATTAATGAGCGTGACAAATGAGGCTGCTACGGGGGGGATTGACCACGAATCGGATGAAGCGCTAATGGAGAGGTTAAATCTATTAAGAAGGCGCCCAGCTACATCGGGGAACGCATATCACTACATCATGTGGGCGCTTGAAGTAGACGGCG